ACTGGGTGGGTCCATGAGTTAGGTGGACACTGGCGTAAAGGAAAAGGCATTCAAATACGAATGCTTAAGTACGTGTTTCAGTTTGGTGTATGTAAAAAGGCAAAAATAACCATGGAAGAACAAGACGGACTTTTGTACGCCCTTGACGGAAGAATGATGGATGTTAAATCACAAGACATTGGAGAATGGAAATGAAGTTGTTTAAAAAACAAGAAGCTGGTTTGAACCAACAAACACCCACTAGAGCGCAACAGCGGGCATCCCTTTTAGATGGGCCATCGCTAAAGATTTGGCTTGACTCAAGCATCATGGGGCTTGGGGCCGCGTTTGATAAATGGCGCTATCACAAAGGGCCGGAGGAGGAAGTTACTCAACACATTGAGGCAATTACTGTAATCTGGGATGAGATAAGAAAACGAGGAAACAATGAGTAAGCATTTTAAAGATGTTCAACGACTATCAGAAGACCTTGCAAAGCTTGTTGGTATGCCCATTGGGTCTACCTTTTTTAAAGCTGAGTACACCCTTGAACGCACTTTTGAATGCGTTAAATCAGAACAAATGCTTGAGTTGTTACTTCGAATCAGGGATGTTCTTGAAAAAATTGGTCCAGTTGCACCAAAGGAAAATCCTGATCAATTGACTTTGTTTTAGGGTTCTATGTCTGACGTACTAGAAGAAGAGCTAATACCAGAGGATATACCTGAGGAATTAGACGAAACATCTGCTGAATTTGTTGATCAATTGGTAACTAAGTTAGTTCTATTTACAGAACAATTTTGCAATGTAGAACTGTTTCCGTATCAAATCCCCATTGCATATCGAATGATTGAGTCAATAGTTCTTGGCGATGGCGAAGAAATGACACTAGTAGCAACCCGTCAAAGTGGTAAATCAGAAGTTGTTTCTAACGTGTTGGCATCAATGATGGTTATTCTTCCAAAACTTGCCCCGGTGTATCCGACATGGTTGTCTAAGTTTAATAAAGGCTTTTGGTGCGGTGTATTTGCCCCAGTTGAAGATCAGGCAGATACCGTATTTAGTCGAATCGTTGGCAAACTTACAAGCGACCACGCCCTTAATTTCCTTTTAGATTCAGAGATTGACGATAAAACCCAAGCCGGTGGCACTCGAGGCAAGGGCAAAATCATCTCCTTAAAGCGGTCTGGATCCCTTTGCCGCATGCAGACCTGTAACCCAAAGGCCAAGATTGAGTCAAAAACATATCATTTTGTTCTTATTGATGAAGCTCAAGAAGCAGATGAGTTTGTTATTGCTAAATCCATTAAACCAATGTTGGCGTTCAATAACGGAAGCATCATCCTTACCGGAACCGCGACTCGTAACAAATCTTATTTCTACAAGATGATTCAATATAACAAGCGCCGAGTAAACAACAGAACTCGTAGCTTTAGAGAATGCCATTTTGAATATGACTGGAGAGTCGCCGCCAAGTACAACAATAACTATGCCAAGTTTATTTCTAAGGAAAAATTGCGTATTGGAGAAGATTCCGACGAATTCCAGATGTCGTATTGCAATCGTTGGATGCTTGAAAAGGGAATGTTTGTTACCGAGGAGCGCCTAGAACGGCTGTATGACTCGACTATGCCAATAGTTAAGCAGTGGTGGCGCACACAAGTCGTAGTCGGGGTTGACGTAGCAAGGTCCAACGACTCAACGGTTGTTACGGTTGTATGGGTTGATTGGGATCACCCAGATCCCTTTGGCTTTTACGAACACCGTATTCTTAACTGGCTTGAAATAAACAATGAGGAGTGGGAACAACAGTATTTCCAGATCATTGAGTTTTTGCGTAACTATGAAATTCTAAGAATTGGAGTAGATGCTCAGGGTGTGGGCGGGGCTGTTGCGGAACGCCTACAAGTGCTTTTGCCTCAAATTGAGGTCATTTCTGTATCATCAGATTCAAAGAATCAAAATGAGCGTTGGGTTCACCTTACAGAACTTATACAACGAGAACAGTTGGTCATTCCCGGACACTCTAAAGCCCGACGTTCAAGGATGTGGAAGCGTTTTAATCAACAAATGAATGACCTTGAAAAGATCTATCGTGGTCCATACATGCTGGCGGAAGCCCCTGACGAAAAAGGAGCTTTTGACGACTACCCAGATTCACTAGCAATAGCCTGTTCTATGACCATCCACGACACCTTGCCCACTATTCAGGTATCGGAAAACCCTTTCTTTAATTAATGGTATTCTTGATTAACACGTCAATCTAAGGAGTGTTACATGACAGTTGCACCTGCACCAATGTTTCCTGAGCGAGACCGCGATGCGATCCTCTTTCAACGAACCATGGCCCCAAGTATCACGATGAACAAAGGCCCCCTTCGCTTTGAAGAGGGCATCGCAACCGACACCGATGTGCCAAACGACTTCGCAGTCGGTGCGTACATGGACACTGCCCCATCCCCGATGCGTCAGAACCACAACAACGCTGAGATGTTCTACAAGCATGCCGCGGATACCATGCGCGAGCGAGCCCACGTTGGCTCTGCTTCGTGGATCGAGGCCCCGTCAGTCCTCAGCGAGTTTGTTGAGGGCGCAATGGCAGGCGATGGAATGCCAACCTTTGAGTACTCTTATAACGATGGTGGACACATGAACCGCCCGAACGCCACGGTTGTCTCCGACTAACTATGGAAGGCGGCGCAGACACTAGCGCCGACATTGGTGGCAGCGAGGCTGAGGAGCCAACTGATCGGCTGACAGACACCAGCGATTTGCAATCGGCTATTGCACCTCGCTATGGCTTGTCTCCACAAGGCTATTACACCCCAGGTGTTTACAGTCCTGGGATGTATCAAAGCCGCATTAATGCATTTAATGCAACTTTTCAAATTGCCCCGCCCCCTAAGATTCGTGAGCGTCGACACCCATTTGTGTTGGCAACGTTTCTCAAGAACGAACTTGGTGTAAACACTTATCAACCCACTGGATACACTGTGCAAAAGAATCTTGCCGGGGATGGTAACGATAACCATATTATTTCTCCAGCGCAGTTCCAAGCGCCTGCCGACACGTTTGGACCACAGAAGCCAATGCTTGATCGCAAGAAATCAGATGCCGAAAAACCAGAAGAAGTTGGAAGACTGTTGCAGGAAGACGATCTTCGTCGTCGTTCTATGCACGTGGCTAAAGGTCAAAAAGATCAATACGATTACCCAGTAGGAGCATAAATATGGCACGTAAAAAGTCATTGACAGACATTGTCAATTCAGTTAGCGAAGCTGAATATAGAGCACCGCTTTCTACTTTTGTAGGGCAAGATAAGGTTCAAAAAGATTGGAACTTATTTAAAACATCACGTGATGGCGGCGCTGGTTTGGAAATGATTAGCGGTAGCAAAGGACCAGGGGCAAAGCCTTGGCAGAACACAAAGATTTTAAAGAACGCAAAACACCCAGATCCTCGAGTTCGGGCAACCCACCAAATGGGTATGGCGCTTGCCCATGCCGATACTAGTGGCATCTTTGATTCTTGCTCTGGTTGCAGGACCCCGGAGTGCACGGCTCTGTGCAACGCAGAAAGCGGTCATGCAAGAATAGGAAACCCAGAGGAAAATACCGTACTTAGAGCGCAAAATATTCGCTCCGCATATTGGGCAGAAAATCCACAATTTGCCGGAGCATTGGCAATTATGGAATCACGTGGAGGCGCTAGAGCAGCACGAGCTCGTGGAATGATTCCTGTTCTACGAGGAAATATGTGGTCGGATGTTCCTTGGCATGAAACAACGATTGCTGGTCCTTGGATTCACGATTTTAATATAAAGGGTTCTCGTGACACTGAAGCCATCGGTTTAGCACGAGATTACCCCTACCTGACTCATTCAAACTACACAAAGCAAACAATGAATCGAGTGCTGCGTCCTGGTGAGCGTGAACCAGATTACGATGCACCTGCCAATTACAAATTAACTGGAAGCATTAGCGAACAAACTCCTGTTGAGCGAGTAGCCCAGCGCCTTGCGGCAGGCAAAACAGCACAGGCTGTTGTGTGGGCAAAAGATGGCCAACCAAAACCCGATCCATGGATCATGCAAGATAATTTTAAAAACCGTGGAACCTTTTCCGCCTACGACGCTGACACCCACGACGTGCGTTTTCTAGATAAGGACTTGGGGCATGGCGCAAAGGTTGGGTTGCTTCGTCACAAACTTACTCCGGGATTTAGAAAGTCTGGATATAAAGCTGGCCCAAGTAGTTTTGTTCGACCAATGAATCCTGATGCCCCCGTCGGTTCTCCGGAGGGCATTCCTGCTAAATACGCTAAAGATGTTCCGGTAAACGTTCGTAAAAAAGGCCGACGTGCATAATTATGAGCGAGGCGGTTTGGATTGCGGTATTGACCACAACTATTCCGTTGATCGGTGCGGGCATTGGTTATCTAATTAAATTCATAATTGATTTTAGAAACGAAAACAAAATAGATCACGATGTTGTTATGACTGAACTAAAAAATGTTAAAAAGAGCGTTGACAAAGTGGGAGTTCGTTTGAATGACCACATTGAGTGGCACATTAAAAGAAAGTAATGTATGTCAACACTAAAAAACATCCTTCTTCGTATGGTTGCGACATTTGCCGCAAGCGGCCTTGGCGTCATTGGTGCCGGAACTATTGCTGGAGTACCGGTTTGGAAAGCTGTGTTTATGGCTGGCATTGCTGGCGTAGCGACGGTTGTTGAAGGCCTTTCTAGGGCATTTCTTAATGACGGAAAACTTGACGCAGAGGAAATCAATGCCGTTTTTGCAAAGGTGGATAAAAAGGCTACAAAAGAAGACGCTGAGTGAAAAAGTTAGCGGGTGTTTTTTTGTTGGTACTGGCTGGGTGTGCGTATGACGGACACTACCGATACGAATGCCAAGATCCTGAGAAATGGGCGGAAGCGGCCTGTAATCCTCCCGCTTGCAAGGTAGATGGCGCATGTTCTAAAGACCTTATTGGGTTTGATTGGGAACAGGAGACAGATAAATGAAAGAAAAGCTTACACCAGAAGACCTTGACGCACGACTTAAATTTGTCGTGGGGTGCGTATTAGCCAGCGTTTTAACACTCACTACCGCAGGTGTTCTGTACGCTCTTGTGTTTGTTACTCAGCCAATTGGTGTTCAAGCAGAGAATGATAAAATGTTCTTTGGCGTTTTGTCGTCGGTTGCCACGTTTATTACTGGCACACTAGCAGGCTTGATGATCTCGACGGGCAGAAATAAGCACGAGGGGACCCAGACGACCACCGAGGATGGTGGTCAGGAACTATGACGCAGGGGTATGTCACCGGCATAGACGTGTCCGAGTACCAGGGGGAAATAGCCTGGAAGAAGGTCGCCTCGTTCGGGTTTGATTTTGCATACATCAGAAGCAACGTGGGCACCAAGCAGGATTCCATGCTTGAGTACAACTCGAAGCGCGTAGCG